ATTTTGTATTCTTGCTAATGTCATGGCGTCCTCACCAATAACATTGATATTGTCACCCAGTTCAACGAATTTCATTGATTGTTTATTGAACATATTCTTTGAAAAGGTTTCTTTATCTATACTATAAAAGGCATTTCTTAACGGTTTGGAATCTATTTTGTTACCATCTTTATACCCAGCACCCACCAAGAATCCTGTGCCCACATCAAGACCAATCCCATAATCTGGTTTCTTTGTTACCTTTTTAGTTGGTTTTTTAACTGGTTTATCACTTATTTTTTTAACCATTGATATCTTCTCCCGTCTAAACATTATATTATCCAAATCCACCATTTTGTTGTTCCTATCCCTAGAAATTTGAGTCACTATCTTCAATATCTTCGAAGAATGCTGGTGCCTGAAAGTCATCAGGTTTATCTTCAATTAATTCATCAACTTCACAATTATATTCTTCTCTCTTATATTTATAAACAATTTTCTCTTTTAAGATTCTCTCAGGTAATAAATCAAATAATAACAAATTCATTTTCTCTTTCTTTGTTAAATTGACCTTAATAAATCTTTCATTGTCCATTATCTACTGAAAAATCCTTTAGCAGCACCAAAGAATGACTTGAGTCCACCAAGACCCCACTTTCTATTATATTTCTTCTTCATAGCCACACCTCTACCCATAACCCTAGCTTGTTTTGATGCCAAATCCATATTAACCTTCTTATTAAAATCTTTACTCCATGAACCAATAACAACATCATCCAATTGATCCATTGGAATATATTTTGCTTGTTGAATCCTATATACAGGTTTAAGCATATACCTTCTGACAGCCATTTCAAGATATGGAAATCTCACGGACACTAATTGCCATGTGAACTCCACATTACCTTTATTCTTATCAAGTTCTTTTGCCCATAAATTAACAAAGATTTTTCTGTGAGCCTTTGGTATGTAATTGATATTGATTGCTTGAATATAACGGTGCTGATGACCAGTTTTTGGATGAACACCAAATACTTTGTACATCAAAATTATTGTTGGGTTAGGATCCTGCCTAAATGCATTGTAACGAAAGGTATAAAAGTGTCCACTCCTCCATTTAACACCATGTGAACTCCAATTCAATGTTAATTTAATAGCCATTCATGAATCCTCTGTGCACTTTCATCCATTGATATAAATCCATCCATTACAAACCAAACAGTACCGTCATTCAATGAAAATCCTATATCACCATCTGTATCAATATGAACCTTACACCATTTTTGATTACCAACATCTTGTATTTGTTCACCAATTATAATCAGTACAAGACCATCTTTAATTTGTTGGATGTAATCAATATTAACACCATAGGTTGTAAATACAATTAGAACACCCTTTGTAATTCTCAACACACCATCACTGGTTGTTTTTTTATATTTTTCTAAATCATGTATTATTTCATTCATTTGATCACCCTCTGACTTGCCTTTTTTGCTCCACCCTGTGCCTTAACCCAAAAAGACAGCATTTCTTTTACATTTGATTTATCAAAATTATTTATTTTGAAGTGATGCAGTTCACATAGAGTTGCCCACACTTCACCATCCTTAGCAATTTGAGGTCTCATGGCGGATTTTTTACAGTTTACCCATGTACAATTTTTCATTAGAACATATCCTTCTCGGTTAGTATTTTAAATATCCATTTTCTTCTATAGCAAAATGCTTGCGCAGCTTTCCACTTTGCCTGATTTGTCTTCCATGCTTTTGCTTCATAAAGTATTGTTTTTGTTGATTTTTTAATACCTCTTGTTGGTTGTTTAGTTTCTTTATATGGTTTAATTTCTATCAACCAAGTTTGAACACCATCCCTTGTTTTTATCTTCACCAGAAAGTCAGGATAATATCTTCTTTGTTTTATTTTACCTCTGTATATTTGTCCCATAGGATCATTGTATGGTATAATAACAGATTCACTGTTCCATTCTAATACCATACTATTTCTGTCCAGCCATTTACAGAATGAGTATTCCCATGAGCTTCTACAAATGGGTAGACTCTTACCTTTGTATTTTACTTGGTCTAAGGGCTTGTAAATACTGTGTCTTTTGGGGTTATAATTCTTATTTTGCCAGTTCATAATTTCTTTTTATTTCTTTTTATTTCTTGTTGACTTTATATATCATATATGTTATAATATCAAGCATTGGTAAAGGGGTGATAAAGCCATTTTTTCTGTTTTTAAGCAGTATATAGGGTATATATCATAGGCTGTTTGGAATGCTGTTAAATATAACTGCCCTTCTTTATTATCCAAAGTATCTAGATTTTTCATTAATTATCGTCAGCCCGTTTCATTTTGTCTGCTTTTTTTGCCGCATGGAGAGCAATTTTAATTATCATTATAGATTCTTTCGTGTTCATAATAATTTTTATATCATCATCATATTTATAGGGCATTGTACTACTGGTTATATCCCTTAATAGGAAGTTATCAGCTGATGCACCACTTGTAGACATTGATAAACTTAAAGAGTCTTTTAAATTAGTTTCATTTGTATAGACATCATGAATAATCTTCTTTATATAAGGTTCAATTTTTACTGGTTGGAATAGATATCCTTGGACTTCGAATTGAAAATTCCACATCAATAACCTCATATCAGACACGTCCTTATCAACAGTCAGTTCAGGTGATGCTCCATTATATACTACTTTCAAATCAAGAGCATCGGATCCTTCATCGTTTGGGTCATCATGGTTATGTCCACTTCTTAAATTCAACTCAGGTATTTGTATTCTTATGAAAACAAATGGGTCGAACCAAGGCAATATTTGTTCCATTATCTGTGTAATATCAACCATATACTCAGCAGCTATTTGTAATTCAAAGTGATAGTTATATGGAATTGGTGTTATGTGTTCAGATAAGGAATTATCATCATGTGATACAACAACCTTCTGGAGATTATTAAACATTCTATCTTGGGCATATTCCATATCAGTTAATGACATAGCCATTTTTGGGAATACTTGGTCAAGAATATTGAGACCATCCGACTCTCTTTTATTCTGTTGGAAATACCACTGCTTAGTTTTTGGTGCAAATTGTAGAGGGACTTTGACGTACCTTTCCACTTCACCCATAGAATTGTATCTGGCTATATTGATATCATTAAATATATCAAGGGATTGTACAATGATTTTTCTCATTATATTGAAAAAAAAGTGTTGTGTCATAATTATTTCACCTTTGGTTTCCAAAGGTTTTTAGCTTCATCAAATCCTATCCACTCACCTTTTTTGCCAAAGCCTCTGTTTGTCATTTCCATCTTTGCATATTCTTGTGCATTGATTTTACCTGATGCAATTTTCACCAGAAGTTTTGTATTTGTTGCTGTGAACATAAATCTTGGGTTTTCATCGTCAGTCATTTCATTAAGATTTGCATTTGTGTTTGTTAAAATGTCAATTTTTTCTAGTATATCTGTTTTCATATTAAACTCCCTTGCCTATAATGGCCATTTTGTTATTATTTTGCATTTGATTTGTTCCTTATCTTTTTCCCACACTTTTTGCTTCTTTTGTTTCTTCTCTTGTTTAGGAAGATAATATTTAAGTTTCTTATCAAATAATTCTTGTTGTCTTTCCTTGTAAGATTTAATCACTACATGGTTTTCCAACTCTTTTTTTAATTTATAGCGTTCTGATTCAAAATTATTTATACGATTATTGGCTTTATTTATGTAATTTTCTGATATATCAATCCCGATATAATCTTTATTTAATAATTTACAAGCAACAGCGGTGGTACCTGAACCCATATAAGGATCAAGAACAACACCATCATTAACATCTAAAATTGAAAGGATGGTACTTAGAGGCAGGTCTAATGGAAAGGGTGCAGGATGGTCATTTTTCATATCAGGAACAAACTCCCATATTGAAGAGCATTTTGCGTGTCTGGAAATCATTCTTGCACCAACCTTTTTTGCTGGTGTAACTGGTTTATATAACCAGTAAATTCTTTCATCGAGTTGATAGAATCTATATCCACCAAAATTAAAAGTAGATTTTCTATTCCAGATAATTTCCTGTCTTAAATGCCACTTGGTTTTTGTTACCCATTCCATAGGGTGAGTAACAATACCTTTCAATGTTCTGACTTTGTGATTATAAAACAATGAACCACCGGGTTTTGTTACCCTATGGATTTCGTTCATGACATCAATTTGATTTTTTTGGTATTCTTGTTCAGGCATATTATCACCAATGGTATCATAAACTATTGGTTGCCATATGGTGTTTTTACTAGGCTTGTTGTTTTTCTTGAGTTTGGTTTTTTTGTTATATGGTGGTGAAGTAACAGTTAAGTCCACCAGATTTTCGGGCATTGTTTTGAGTACATCAAGGGTCATACCCTTATGAATTTTATTTAACATATTTTCCTCCTATTATAAGATAAGAGTATTATATCACAGATTGGTTATTTTTTAAAGATGTTTTTTAATATCATCCTTTAAATTAATCCTTTTAATTGTTGTTCCCTCAACATTATATAACAAATGAGAAGATGAATTTGAACCCATACTAAATACTACATATGATTTTTGTTCTGAGATCGGAAGAGCTTCGTT